CCCTCTTTGTATTGTACTTCAGGCCCCCTAAGCCTTTCCTTAATATTCCTTGTCACCTGAGTTCTGGGGTCAGAACTAATGTCCAAGAACGATCCTAACAATAAATTTTTTCCTACAGCTTCTCCACGGGTTCCAGCGAAATCTACATTTCGGAAATTATATCTACCGTCCTTGCTGATGACTTCCATATCGTTATAATATATAGCTCGAAGATAGCCTGATGCATGGGGTATAACACCGTCTTTAACGGTAGGAACGAATGGGGTAAAATTAGCCTCATCGTAACCTACCTCACCTTTGGTTCCTACGTATTCGTAACTGCCCGAAACAACCCCATCTATCGGACCCTCACTTAAAAGATCTATTGTCTCAATAACCGTGAGGGAAACTGCTCCCGGGGGTTTTCCTTGTTCATCAGGAGCTCTTGGCCTTGGGAACTCTGGCGTATCTACGCCTTCTGGCTCTTCAACGGGATCTCTTGGATTCTTTGGCGGGGGTTGTGATCCTCCTCCTCCAAACAGAACAATATCATTATAAACTTCTCCGGAGACGTTTATATTTTTATACGTGAATGGTTTTTCTTTTTTCATGCTTAGGTAGTAGTTGAACCAGCTTCAGCGCTAACGTCATAAACCTGATAATGGGCCGCTATTACTTGGCTACCAGCCAAAACCTGACCATAAATGACGGGTATAGTTCCGCCCTCCCTAATGGTGTTAACGGGACCATTAAACAAGTAAGATGCAGTTTGCATTCCTTCTATTTTTCTTATTTCGCTGAACTCTGGGGGCTCCATTAACATAGCGGATAAGCCGCTGGCTACCAAAGCCAAACCAGCCACAATAAGAAAATTAAGAGGAGGAAACGCTATCCCTATAACTATTAACAAAACGCCGACAACAATATTAACAACCGCAGATGCCCCTTCAACCACAGGAATAATATCAATTCGTTTTATTTTTTTGTTCATGATGAGCTCCGAGCTTTGGATTGTTTCAAGATCCTCTTCCATCAATTTTTTGTCGTTAAGATTGTTGTTAAGCTTTTTGGGGGATACGAAATCTTCCCCGTCAATAAGGACTCTATATTTAATATTTGATTTATCGTTTTTTGCAAACTGTTTATATAGTTTCTTATCCGTTTGGTTATTTATGGCGTGTATAGCTTCGCTTGCGCTGTCTACGCACAGGCTCCATTCAGATCTTCCCATCTGTTCCCCGAGTGCTCCATGTAATTTTATTTTAGTTCTCATGTACGTCTTTGTGTCTAAATATGTGAGTTATAAAGGGCCCGATTTCCGACTCTAGTTTGTCTATGGAGGATTTTCTCCAGTAGGGGTGATGTAGCACCTTACCATCCCCTAGATAAACTGCTGCGTGTACGGGATAATCTATGTCGTATTTTTTATTAAATTTTTCGCTGGGGGTTTTTGTTAAAATTACGTCGTGCTTTTTCAGGTCCTTAACTTGCGAAAAACCGTTGTTCCTTAGGAGAAGTTGCCAAGGTTGTTCTTCGTCAGGCGTAATAGCAATTTCATCCATCATTTTTCGTCCATCATTTTTAGGTTCGTCCAAATGAAACGACATCAAATAAGCCCATGAAAAATCAAAATATTTTAAGCAACGATTATAAAGCATCAAATCCTCATATCCATCTATTTTCATGTTAAAGTTCTTCTTGTAATAGTCTATAACTATATCAATGCATGTAAAAATTCCCTGTACCCAATGTCTCCCCGTGAACGGAGCTATATAACCGTTTGGTTCATAAGTTTCAAATTTATCAGACTCAACACAATAAAGAATCAAATCTAAATCAAAATATTCACTTGTGGTTTTATCTTCCCAAGTAAATTCTTGTGGACCTAAGACGTGAGAATGATATAAAGAAATAACCTTGTGTCCTTTGGATTTTTCTTCTACTTCGCTTTTTTTTATCAAGCAGCTTTGTTTGGGGTTTTCTGAAACATTGGTACATTTGCAGGGCACGATGGCGTCGTCGTCTTTTTGCAAAATCAATCCCCCGCACTCGTTTGGAGATGATTCAAGCGAGTGTTCTTTTATGAAATTTTTAATTTTATTTGTTAGTCTCACAGTAAGCTTTCGTGTCTTAAAACCCCAACGGTTCTTTCCAGAAAAATCCCATCGTAAGGTTCGATTCTGGAATAACAGTTAACCTGATGATGTAAGATCAAACCGTTCCCTACGTAAATAGCCCCATGGGTGGGGAAATTTTTACCGAGATACTTCATCAAAAGGGTGTCGTGTTTTTTTATTTTAGGTAAATCTTTTTTTGTTAATGGACCGTCGAGTATTTTGATGAGCCCTTCTTCTTTGAAGTGTTCTTGGTATGAATTAGGGTTTTCTATGAACCAATTGCGGTCCCTGTAGTGGTTTTTTATTTTTATGTTACATTCGTTTTTGTAATAATCTATTCCAAGCGTGAGGCAATCGTTTACCCCGAGCTCGAAATCTCTACCTACATAAGGAGATGTGTAGTCTTTGGGCTCGTATTCATGAAACGATTTTTTTTTAACACAATATAAAATGAACTTAACATTATGCTGTTCGCTCTGTAGTTTGTCGTACTCGGAGAAGGAGTCTTCTTCTGAAAAGTGAGAATGATAAAACGCAAGTATCTTGCCTTTTTCGGAAGCCTTTAAATAATCTCCCGGAGATATAGAGAATTGTTCGGCTTTATTGGGGGACACGTTTTTGCATTTAAAAATTTCGAGATTGCTTTTCTTTTCGTTTTGCAGAAGAATCCCGCAGCACTCGTTAGGCGTTTCGTCGAGTGCGTGCTTTCTGATTTCCAGCTTGATTCGCTCTTTCATTCTATTAAGTATTGAATTCTTCCAGTTTTCTCACTGACGGAAAACCCCCGAAAGGCATACAGCATTTGTGTGTCGCGCCGTCTCCCAACTGAGATGCTACGGGCCTAGTGGCTGAACAAACAGAGAAGTTACCATAGATTAATATCCCCTTTCTGCGCTTATGATCTTCATCCCACCTGAGTTTGCATCCATTAATATTTTTGGAACAGGAGTCTGATTCCCAATAATTCATGTTCGGTGGGGCGGTTGATGGTTTAAGTCGCGCTTTCTCTGCGAATTTTTTACATACAAAATAATATTTTCTATTAGCTTTTTCAAAATAAACGGAGTCGCCTACGTTATACGCCCTATCTTCGTTCCATTTGACCGGTCTAATGCGCGGATTAAATTGGGGTATTATATCTTTTAGGGTTTCGTTCTTTGCGTTTGCTATTGGGGGCGCTTCAGTTGGTAGATTAATGCCCGCTAGATTATCTAAACCGAAGCTTTTTTCAGCTTCTTCTCGTGTTTCGGCGTCATTCACTCCGAAATGGGAGGAGTATTCATACAGGCAGCCTTCCCCTCTATACTCAAATTGGCAAGATCTTGACATGCACAATCTATTTGGCAGTTTAAGATTTTCGAAATCTACGGGGGATGATAATTGAAACTCTATGCCCTTTTTTGATTCACTTACTTTTCTTTCTATAAAATAAATTTCTCTTGGAAATTCAGCTAATGGATCCGCTTGAAAACCTTCTGGTATAATGTTTTCAGTGCCAATTAATCTTTTTTCTCCGCCCACGTTAATATAAAAATTTGCTTCGTCTAGGTATTTTGCGAAAGTTCTTATTCTTGTTACTTTCCCGCCCACCATGTCATCTAGTTGCCTCAACATAGTCCTCAAATCTCTAAAGCTAGGGTTTTCTTCCTCATCTGCGATGAATGTCATTTTGGGGGTGGCAGTCGTTCCCTTAGAAGAGCTCATATAACCATCCACCTTGATTGGACAGGCTCTATATGTTTGGCCTTTCCAAATGATGTCTTGTTTGATTAATTTTAAATTATTATGAAATCTAAAGACCGCATCAGAACGAGAGGCTTCATCATATGGAATAAGATTATCCACGAGCAGTTGTTCGATATCTATCTCAAACAACGTAACCACAGCAGAAGGAGCAACTCTTTGCAATTCACTTATGATTTTTTTGTTTGAGTCTAAGATTTTTTGGGAATCTACCGCATCAAACTCTGAGATTTTTTTATCTGTTGGCATAGTTATTTGGTTACTTCTTCAAATTGACATTTGATTGAATAATTATTATAAAACACAAGGCTGCTAGACCAGCTTCTGACGACATATAGTTTAGTTAAGTCATAAGGAGGGGGAAGTTTCAACATAAAGGATTCGGCTCCTCTTCTAGAGGCGAAAAAATGGGCAACCGCTCTGGCTTCTTGGGAATCCCTTAGATCGAAAGTTGCATCGGCTCGAAGAAGGACGCTGTTTATTCCGTTAACGGTTCTTTGTTCGTAACCGTCTCCGAACCTTAAGGATCGCACTTTGGGGGAGTTTCCTATACTAAGGTTGTAGGAAGGCTTCCAAAAGAAATGGGGCTTTATAATCCCGGTTTGTTCAGAATATTTTACGCCGCCCCATTCGGTGTTTGTGAGGGATGGGGCTACTATTGAATTAGATATGACCATTATCGCATACCAATAGTACTTTTTTCCCTCTAACTCGTGGTAAACGACGTCGTTTTTCTGATAACTTTCCCCTGATGTCCAAGGGCTTATTTCATATATGTTAGCCATAAAGTTTCCTTTTTCCTGTTCTATTTACACTTTTTTCCTAACGGAAAGAAAAATATGCTGTGTAATTATTATTATATGGCATTTAGGATTTTAAACAAAGAGAATCAACAGGTTTATTTGGGCACTGGTCAGGTTTTTGGGGTACAGAGCATCGTGGGTCAGTACCAAATACCAGAGGTTCCCTTGGAATTTATAGGGTTCAAGGACTCAATACCCTTGCCCAGAGGACAACAGGTTGGAGAAATATCTTTCGATGTTCTAGCGATAAATACCGACCCCTTTATTAAGTGCATTCAGAGTGGGAGTTTTAACGGGTACATATTACAAGATACCGGAAACATCAATGACAATTACAGCTTCACTTCTGGTTATTTAAATACCTACAATAACTCTTGTAATATAGGAGAGATACCGCACATAAAGGCAACCTTTGATGTAGTGGGGAATTTGGGGGAAATTCAAACCGAAGATTTTCCGGCTGACGCAATAGAGGAGCTCGATTATATAAGAGAAAACCACAAAGAAACCCCAGATTTCAATATATCAGCTGCAACATCGGCGGAGATAACCCTAGACGACTTTGAGACAAATTTAGTCTCTAATTATGATGTGACAATAGAATTACCCAGAAAAAACTATTACAGTATAGGCTCAAGAGAGCCACGCGAAGTGCGGGTAGACTTTCCCGTAATAGCAACCTGCTCGTTCACGATAGAAGTCAATGATTACTCTGGAAACACCATGAGATCGTATCCCTGCACACAGAAACTCAAAAATATAGACATAAAACTAAAAAATTATCAAACCAACGCTATCCTAACTCAATTTTCGTTTAAAGACGCGGTTCTAATAGGAGAAGCCTACGCAGTGAACACATCGGAGAATGTTAAGATATCAGCCACATACAGAAGCTATATATCAAGACTAGATACCCTCAATAACAACATTAATGTTCCGGAATTGTCCACTACCACAAACTAAAATACGTGTAATTTCTAGTGGTAAAAGGTTTTGGAATGATTTTTTTTAATAATTGCGATATAAGGGTGGAGGGAACGGGAGTCATGGCTTCACAAGTCACAATAACGTCCCAATCTCCAGTCGTACCCGTAAGAACCGTTGGCAGAAACAGAGCTCATGTGGCTGCTGGAGGATTCTACCAAAACTCCCTAAAATTCTCTTACTTCGTTAACATAGATGAAGATCCGTGTTTCGCAAGGGTTACAGATTTGAAAAATACCATTAACTTCAGTGGGCTATCATCCCAAACAATAGAATGCGCTGGGGTTACTGGGTCATATTATTTGCAAAGTTATCAAATCTCCGTGCCGGAGAACGACATAGTTCAGGCAACCGTGTCATACGTAGGGTATGAATTAGTGACCGGGGAATTAAGGGATAAAGTAGATCAATACGACTATATCCAAAGTGGATTTAGTGGGTTTGCTCACGCTTGGACGGCCAAATTAAGCTCTGATGATGGAGAGCTGGATGTCCCTCTCTATGATTTCAACTATAACTATAAGGCCGGAATAAATCCAATTTATGTTATAGGGAAAAAATTCCCGACGCAAGTACAATTTCTAACTTCAGAAGAAGAAATAAATATCATTAGGGACAGATACAAACCCTTAACTTTTGCTGGTGAAAGCGGGAATGTGATATTTGGGGTCCCAGAGGCTGGGGAAATATGGCACGCCCCCGACAATAACCCAAGGATAAAGCTTTTAAAGCTAGCCACCTTATGTGATGACAAAATTACAGACGCTATAGAAATTGATGTTTCTGATTCTACGTTTGAGAGCACTTCCATGACCATTAACACAAACGACTTTGTTACGATAAATATGTCCGCGACAAGATACTACTAAAAGATGTATTATACATACAAAAATTGTAAAATAAAGCTGAATGGCGAAGATGTCCTCGCCAACAGTCTTGGTTTCAGTGTCAATTCAAGAACACAGCCTTTATATTACGCAAATAAGAAATTCGGTCAATACGGGGTAGTTCCTGTAGATGCCGTTGGGGGATCATTTAATATTTCTTATGAACTGACCGGCAATGACCCCATAAAGCCTCTTATTTATAATGATACAGGAACAATAAGTGGCGATTTTGGTGGTCTTGTATTCGAAAGCGGATATTTAACATCCTACTCTTTAAGGGTTGATCCAAATAAAACTGCAACCATTCAGGCACAAATTAATTTCTTCGATCATTTGACAGGGGACTTTGATCCAACCACGGGGGAAAGACCATTAGATGAAGAGATATTAAATTGTAGTAACGTCAACATAAATGGCACCGGCTTGGGAGATGAGCTTCATTACGGTTCGATAAAAAGCGCAGCCTTTAATTATAGAAACGAGGTAAAGGCTATGTATTCGGTTGGGGCCGAAACTGGTTTAAACAATTTAAAACCGGATCGTATAGTACACGGACAAAGAGTACTGACAACAAACGTAGCGTTCAGCAATTTAAGTGGGGAGCTATCTTTATATGGTGATAAGTCAAATCTAGAACTGCAATTCACACAAGAAGGAGAAACGGAGGTAATAGAAAACTTTGTGGCATGGGGACGAATAACTACAAAACAAATTGCAACATCAGCACCGGGTGCTCCACAAACGCAACTACAAATACTACAACACCAACCCAGCGAACCATCTATAATAACTGGATTTTTTCCAAAAAGCGGTTGGCGGGGGGATTCCATCGAGGTAAGCGGCTACAATTTCTTTAGTCATCCAGACGTATTCATAGGGAACCACGAGTTAACTGACGTAAATTATATAAGTAATGAAATACTTAATTTTGTCGTACCAAGTGATCCGATTTCAGGCGGTTTAATAAAACTGGTAAACGGCAATCCCAGAACAAGCTATTCTGACATAGCTTTCAAAACGAATACAGAAGATTTGTATATTGAAGAGGTTACTCCTCATACAGGTTTTTTGGGCAATAGCGTAAGCATAAAAGGAAGACTGCCTCTCGTCAGTGAAATAAGTTTTAGCCCAACGGGCCAAGCGTGTGCCAACTTCGTAATGGTAGATACGGGAACATTTCAAGCTACCGTTCCTAGGAGTGGTCAATGGGGACCGATAAGGGCGCATTCAGCATACACCGCACAGGAAACGCTATCTTCGTGGCCACAATTTTTTGTTCCAAACCCAGAAATACAAGACGTAGACAACACAGCCCCGTTTCCGGGTGATATAATTAATGTAAGTGGGCTGGCTTTATCGGGAGTAACTGGCGCGTTCTTCGGCGGAACAGATTTGGTAGAATCAGCAAGGCTTGAGCTTACTGGATTGGTTCTTAGTGGAAGTGTTACAGACGTAAGATCATTACCCATTCAGGTTCCAACAGGAGATATACATCCCTACCTTACATTGGTAGGACAGAGCGGACTATCTGATGTCTTTTATGGAATTTCTCCAGCAGTAAGGGTAACTGGCATACTGAGCTGGGACGGAGACGCAAATCCTACTGGAGGAAACCCCGGGTCACCTTTAATTATATCAGGACAAAATTTTATAACAGGTGCTCTTAGTAGGGCTTCCTTTGACCTTTCAAGCCCTTACTTTAATCATTGGCTTGTAGATTTCGATGGAATAACAACAGGCTTTGCTCTTTCTGGAGACCAAGCCGACACACTAACAGGGTTTGTTCCGCTAGATGCCCAAGTGAGGGTAAACCATGTAAAATTAAGAAACATTTTAAATGAAACGCATCCTTCTGGGGTTTACTTTAAAGTAACACAGGGCGTTCCGACAATATCAAATATCATTCTTACTCTTGGCAATTCTGGCCAAGCGATAAACAATCTGGGAGTAACCACTGGTATAGCAGACGGGAAACCGTTGGGCCCGACAGTGCATACGGTCACGGGAAATAATCTAAGTGGCGTAACTGGGATCTACATGTTTCCTCAAACTTCTGGGTTTGATTTGGAGGGGGCAACAAACTTTTTGAAGCCCAGAGTTATAGCTCATGACGTAATATCGAATCAAGGCATAACTTTTTCTGTTCCGTCTGGGCTGAGTGGGGTCGATGTGAGCGGGTATGTAAGTACCGTTTTCCAATCAGAGTTTGGTACTGGATTTTCTCAAGACTCTTTATTTATAAAATATCCTCCAACAATAAGCGGTTATGCCCCGGAGGTAGCTTTCTTAGGGGATGCTATAGAGATAACTGGTAGTGGATATTTTGAAGATACTACTAGGTTGTATTTTTCCGGACTGGGCGGCGGATATTTAGGCAGGAAAATATTTGCAGACATATCAGGAATAAAGGGAGATCCGAAGGCTGGACCCCAAGTAATGACCGGTATTGTGCCGGGACTGTCAAGTGACGCTAGGTTTAAAATCGTAATCGAGAACGGCGTGAATACCGTCGTAACGGATAGTTCGTTTGGATTTGTAGGGGCTCCAGAAATAAAATCCATATTTCCTGAAAGTGGAAGACATGGTGAAACGATAGTCGTAAGTGGAGTTAATCTCTCTGACATTGCCAATGCGCACCATGGGGCTGTTCCAGTAACCGA